GGACGCTGGCGATGAAGAGGCCGTAATCGAGGGCGTCGATGCCCTTTTACAGTCACTGTCAAAGCTAAAGGAATCCCTGCATGTCAGAGGAAATCAAGAAGGCCATCGGCGCGGTTGACGCGCTGCACGCCGGATTCGAAGAGTTCAAGAAGGCCAACGACGAACGCCTTGCCCAGATCGAAAAGAAGGGCAGCGCCGATGTCGTGACCGAGGCCAAGCTTCAGAAGATCGAAGCCGATCTTGAGAAGGCCCAGAAGATCGCTGACGAGGCCGTTCTGGCGTCCAAGCGTCAGTCGCGCATCGTCACCGACGAGCGTGGCGAAGTGGTCGATCTTGACCGCAAGGCCCAGGAGTGGGCGTCCATGAACGCACGCCGCCGTGGCGCTGTTGCTGGTTCCTTTGGCGCTGCCGATATGGACGACTACAAAACCGCGTTCGATACCTTCCTCCGCAAGGGCGAAGAACTTATGGGGCCGGATGAGCGCAAGGCTCTTTCTGTCGGCACCGATCCCGATGGCGGCTATGTGGTCAATCCCGACCTCTCTGGCCGTATCGTGATGAAGGTCTTCGAGACAAGCCCGATGCGTGCATACGCTTCGATCCAGGTCATCTCTTCGGATGCCCTCGAAGGTCTGTTCGATCTCAACGAAGCCTCTTCGGGCTGGGTTGGCGAAACGGACAGCCGCGCTGAGACCAACACGCCGCAGCTTGGCAAGTGGCGCATTCCTGCCCACGAACTCTATGCGAAGCCCAAGGCTACGCAGAAGCTGCTCGATGACGCCTCGATCAACATGGAGGCATGGCTTGCCTCCAAGGTTGCCGAGAAGTTCGCCCGTGACGAAGCTAACGCTTTCGTTGTCGGCAACGGCGTCAACAAGCCCCGTGGCTTCCTGACCTTCCCGTCTGGCACTACGCTCCCCGGCACCATCGAGCGTTTCGATACCGGTGTGAACGGCGCATTTGCCGCCGCTCCGAACGGTGGCGATGTTCTCATCAACGCGCTCTATGGCCTCAAGCAGCAGTACCGCGCCAACGCAACCTGGTTCATGAACCGCGCCACGCTCAAGCTGACGCGCAAGCTCAAGGACTCGGACGGCGCTTATCTGTGGTCTCCCGGCATCGCTGCCGGTCAGCCCGCATCGCTGCTCGGCTATCCGGTGGCTTCGTTCGAGGACATGCCCGATCCGGCCACGGACTCGCTCTCCATCGCCGTTGGCGATATGCGCGAAGCCTATCAGATCGTGGACCGCCTCGGCATCCGCACTCTGCGCGATCCCTACTCTGCCAAGCCCTACGTGGAGTTCTACACCACCAAGCGCGTCGGCGGCGATGTCGTGAACTTCGAAGCCATCAAGCTGATCGAGTTCACCTCGTAATGCAATAACGCGGGGCGGCAATAACGCCGCTCCGCAACCACGCCGATAAGAAGGATTCTTGAGATGCGTGATATGCTTTCCAACAAGCAGGTTGTTCTGCTTGGCACCGTGACTCTCTCTGGCACCACGCCGGGAGCGACTTCTTGGGTTGATACTCGTGGCTTCGACGCCGTGACGCTCATGCTTGCCACCGACACCGTGACTGACGCTGGCGCTACCGCTGGCTTCACTTTCACGGTTCAGCACTCCGACACGACCGTTGCTGGTGACGCTGCGGCCATCGTTGCGGCTGATTCTGTCAACGGCACGATTGCTCTGTCTGTCACCGTCGACACCGATGACAACAAGATCATCGGCGGCATTGGCTACAAGGGTTCCAAGCGTTATGTTCGCATGAACGGCGTTGGCACCACCGGCACCGATGCGACCGTCAAGGTCTACGGCATCCTCAATGTGCCGCATCGCGCTGCCACCACGTTCGTCGGCAGCAACGTGGCTGCTACGTAACAATAACGGGGCGGTTCTAGTGAGCCGCCCCTACCTTGCTCACTCCAGCCGGAGATAAAAAATGTCTGATCCGTATTCCAATCACACAATGGGGCTTGAGAGTCCCGCATATCGGCACTTCTCCATCACGTTAGGAGACTCTGATCTTGCGGTTCGTCCTCGCGCTCTTTATGTCAACGCAGACAGCAATCTTGTTGTTCGTGATATTGGCGGCGTTGATGTGACATACACGGTTGTAAAGGGACAAATTCTTCCAATCCGCGCCGTTCAAGTTCGCGCAGCAACCACAGCAACCGTCATTGGATGGTATTGATGGCAAGCCGCATCCAGACAACGAATCATAAGCGAAGTGATACGTTCACCAGGAAAATCATTGTCTCGGATGCGGATGGAGTCGTTGATTTGACCGGAGACAGCGTGACTTCTCAGGTCAAAACATGGGACTTTTCGGCGGTTGCTACGTTGACGATTGATACATCTGGGGCGGCGACTGGGGAAATTTTAATTTCCGCTAGTGATACTTCCGCGTGGCCTCTTACTGATGAAGAACGACCACTGATTTGTGATCTTAAAATTGTCAGCGGTGACACGGTTAGAACAGACACATTCGGAATCATCGTTGTCCGTCAGGTTACTGATTAAATGACAGACTTTGGCGCGGAAATAATTAGACTTCGATTGGCGAATGGCGACAATATTGCAAGCCCTCTTGTCGGAAGTGACACCATAATAAACCTAAGTCTTGGCCTTCTCTCATCTACTGTTCTTTATGGACGCAGTTTTTCTCCTGGTGCATTGTTCTCAGCAGGCGAGCAGGGCGCTTGGTACAATCCGTCTGATTTCACCACGATGTTCCAAGACAGCGCGGGGACCACGCCTGTTACGGCGGTAGAGCAGCCTGTGGGGCTTCTGCTGGACAAGTCCAAAAAGCTGGCGGTCGGGAGTGAGTTGGTCACGAATGGGACGTTTGACGTTGACACCACGGGATGGACCGCTGGAACGTCAATGACGCTGACGGCCAACGCAGGCAATCTTCGCATTACCCGTGGCGCGTCTGTCAACCAGAACAACTACACATCTCTGACCACGGTGGCTGGCAAAACATACCGCATATCGTGGGAGTACAAAGGCCGCAGCGCGGGAAGCACCCAATACACCGATTTTCGCATCGGGACGACGATTGGCGGAACAAACTTGTTTCGGCAGTTCGATAGTTCTGCATCCGAGTTCTCGCAGACAACGCGCACGGGTTATTTTGTCGCCGCAGGGACCACGACCTATGTCACTATTCTGCTGCGGGACGGCGTTTCTGGCGACTGGATACAAGCCGACAACATCTCCGTCCGCGAGATAGCAGGAAACCACGCCTTCCAAGCCACATCCGCCTCCCGCCCCGTGCTGAGTGCTAGGGTGAACCAGCTTCTGGATACGGCTACGTTATCCACACAGAATGTTACTACACTTGCCGCTACCTACACCCTTTCGTTCAGTGGGGCGGGTACAGTCACGGCATCTGGAACCAACATAGGCGTATATACCGCTGGGTCAAACTCGCTGGTATGTACTGCTGGCACATTAACACTGACTGTAGTTGGGTCAGTAACCTTTGCAGACCTTCGCGTCACCAATACTGGCGTAGGCCTCCCCGCCTATCAAGCTGTAGTAACCAGCACGGATTACGACACTACGGGCTTCCCGTTATACCTCCGCTTTGACGGCACAGATGACTTCCTTACTACAGCATCTATTAATCCCGGTGCTGGAGTTAAAGCACAGATGTTTGCCGGGGTCAGGGTAGAGACACCAAGGTCAAACAATAGTGCAGTATGGCAGTTTGGCGATACTACTACTACTGCGACAGATGCCTTGCTGAGTATTCTTACTGGAGATGGTTCGACGGATTCCTACCGCGCCGCTCTACATGGGTCGGGAGTTAACCAAACACCGCGCGTTACTAAAGTTGTGCCGTATACAGTTGTTTTTTCAACTCTGTACGATGCCGCCGCAACAGGGACGGGTGAGATTTCAGTAAGAGAAAATGGAACGGTCAAGGCAACGGGCTCTGCTACGGATAGTGGGGTGACAAGTTTTGGTTCGCAGGTACTATACATAGGAAGACAAGCTGCTGCTACCGGATACCTCAACGGAAAAATTTATAGTTTAGTTGTCCGCTTCGGCGCAAACCTTGACGCGACCACGATCACCAACACCGAGACATGGGTCAACGGAAAGACTTACGCATATGCCTGACATCTTCCGCACCCTTATCGTCCCTGCCGCCAGCGTTCAATTGGCCCGCCAGATTGCCACATCTTTTGGCCCCGGCGGCGAAGGTATGTGGACGACACCGCTCTCCGCATCTGGCCTAGACCCCGCATCGCACTACATCAGCACGGGCTATGTGCCGCCTGAGTACGGGTATCTTGTGCCGCTACAGGTCTGGGCGCTTGATGAAGATGGCAACTGGGCGCTGGTTAGCAGCGAACCCGGCGATCCAGTGGCAGTTTACACGGCGGCTACGGCGCAGGGCGTTGTTTGCACGCAGGAGGATGTAGACACCCTTTTTTCAACCGCTGATGTTACGGAACAGGAACCATTTGTGGCAATGGGCCGCTTGGGTCTGTCCATCATGAACCCTCCAATGGATATATAAAATGAAAGCAACTCTTCTCCATGATTATGCGTGCGCCCCAGAAGGGCATACGATCTTAAAGTTTAAAGCCGGAACAACCATCGAAAGCCCTATTGCAGAAATGGCAATAGCCGATGGCGTAGCAATTGAAATTCAGTCAATCTCTGATCTGGAAACCAAGATCGAGACGCCAAAGAAGAAAGCCAGGAAAGGTTAATCCATGAGCCTTCGCGCCGCCGTTCCGCTTTATCAGTTCCGGGGTTCGGTTCTTACGTCAGCCCCTGCATCCGAGCCGGTGACGGCTGCGGAACTCCGCACGCATCTTCGCACTGACTCGACGGAACTTCCTGACGCAGAGGCTAATACGCTCATCACGGATGCCAGGACCGAGATCGAGAACATGACCGGCCTTGCGTTCATCACGCAGTCATGGCGGCTCTCGCTTGATCGCTGGCCCGCTGGTGGCGAAGCATGGTGGGATGGCGTGCGTGAGATGTCTATCACCGAACTGGCGCGCACCAGCACCATTCAAAGCCTTGTTATCCCGCGATGGCCTCTTCAATCAATCACATCGGTCACTGTCTACGATGAAGGCAGCAATGCAACGGCAGTCACGGTTGCCAACGTCTTCGACGTTGACACATATCAAACTCCTGGAAGGTTGACACTCAAGCGCGGCCAGACTTGGCCGGTTGCTCTTCGTGCCAATGACGCCATCCAGATCATCTATGTGGCTGGCTACGCCAACGCAGCCGCAGTCCCGTCTCCGATGAAGCGTGCCGTCAAGCAGCTTGCGGCCTTCCTCTATAGCCATCGTGGCGATGACTGCGATCCGAAGGACGCCTATGACGCATCGGGAGCGGCTGGCATCATCGCTCAATACAAGGTGGCGCGGATATGACCTATCCAAGCAGTCTCGACATTGCGCGCGGACTGGCTTCGGGTTGTCGGTCGTTCAACAAGTTCGGGCGGAATATTGCCATCGGTTCTAACTTCACGCCTGTCACACGCTCCGGCTTCTATCGCACGCCGAAATGGCCAGATTCAGTTCTTCTCCGCATCAAGGCTGGTGGCAATGCAAACGACACGGCCAACGGTTCCGGCGGAAGAGAGGTCACGCTGATCGGTCTCAATCCTGCTGGGGAGCTGATAAGCGAAACACTTGCTACGGCTGGTGCATCGGCAAGCGCAGCGACCACTCAGGCTTTCATGCGTTTGACCGATGCATATGTGTCCAAGTCTGGAACCTATGCGACCCAATCCGCCGGATCACATGCCTCTACAATTGTGATTGAGAGGTCTACAGGCGGCGAGGATTGGGCAACCATTGCGGATGGCGCACTAGGCCGTGGCAAGACTGAGATGGCGGCTTACACAACGCCGCGTGACCGGAGTGCGGCACTCCGCAACGTGACCATCTCAAGCGATGCCGACAAGAAGGCGAACATCGTTCTTTATAAGCGCGAAAATGTTCGTGAAGCGGCGGCACCATATACCTCGATGCTGCTCGTGACCGAGTATCCTCAGAGTTCCGGCCTTATTGATGTTGTCTTCGATCCGCCGCTTTATTTCCCGCCTCTGTGCGACTTCGGCTTCCTTGCTAACGTATCGGCCAGCACCGTCGATGTCTCCGTCAACATGGACATTATAGAGTTTACCACCCGATGATGAAATGTTGCGACATGAATTCCGGCAAGCTGAAAGAGCCGGTGACGTTCCAGCGCCGCACCTT